GTAAATAATGCTTGACTTTTAAGCAGTTTTGTGTTATAATTATAGGATACTATGAACTACATCCAGCTTGTTAATTCCGTACTAAGAAGGCTACGAGAGACTGAGGTTTCTTCTGTGGCTGATAATGCCTATTCTAAGATGATCGGTGAGTTTGTTAATGATGCTAAGCGTCAGACAGAAGATGCCTATCCTTGGAATGCCTTATCTGATACCCTCACTGCAGTAACTGGTGCAGATGTATTTAACTATGTACTTACTGGTTCTGGACAACGATTCAGAGTCATCGATGTACTAAACGACACCAGCAATAACGTAGTTCTAAATGCCCCTACTAGGTGGATGGATGAGAAATTCCTACTTACTGGTACTCAAAAGGGTTCTCCTCGTTACTATAACTTTAATGGTTTAAACTCCAACGGAGATACTCAGGTAGACCTGTACCCTATTCCTAATGGGGTTTATAACATTCGCTTCAACATCATTAAGCCACAAGTACCTCTAGCTGCTGATGCTGATGTACTCTTAGTACCTCATGAGCCTGTTGTATTTAATGCCTTTGCAAGGGCTTTAGCAGAGCGTGGTGAGGATGGTGGTATTCAATCAGGTGAGATGTACTCTTTATACAGACAGTCTCTTGGAGACGCTATAGCCATCGAATCAGGTCGTTATATTGAAGAACAAGCTTGGGAATGGACCTAAATGGCTGAAGAACTAGTCACAGGCTCGATTGCAGCCCCAGGCTTTAGTGGTCTTAATACTCAAGACAGCTCTATTCAGCTAGATAGTGGATTTGCACTAGAGGCTAATAACTGCGTAATCGATCGCTACGGTCGTATTGGTGCTCGTAAGGGGTGGACTAAGGTAAACTCTTCTGCAGCCTCTACAGAGGCTTTTAGAGCCATCTATGAGCTTATTAAGGATGATGGTAATGTTGTTATCTCTGCAGCTAATAATAAGATCTATACTGGTACAACCACTTTAACTGAAGCTGTAGTTCGTAACGGCACTGATACAGCTACTCTGACTTATACAATCACTGATGATAACTGGCAAATCAGTGGTATGCCTTATGACACAGGTGCTACTCCTTCAGGACATGCTATATTAGCTCAGGCAGGACATCCTATCCTTGTGTATCATAAACTAGGTGCTACTGTTCATGCTCATACTGGTTCTTATGGATTCCAAAGACTAGGTGATATTGCTACTAATCTTCCTGTAGGACATACAGTAACTAGTTTTACACCTAACTGTGTTATGACTGCTTATGGTCGTGTTTGGGCTGCTAACATTACAAGCGATACTCAGACTGTGTACTTCAGTGATTTACTAAACCCTGCTGAATGGCAGACTGGTACGTCAGGTTACTTAGACATTAGTGAAGTAGTTCCTAATAATGACCCTATTGTAGCTCTTGCTAACCACAACGGTTTCTTAATTATCTTCTGCTCTAGACATATTGTTATTTATCGTAACCCTACAGATCCTTCTCAGTTAGCTTTAGAAGATGTTATTGTTGGTGTTGGTTGCTTAGCTAGAGACTCTGTTGCTTCTGTTGCTACAGACTTATTGTTCTTAGCTTCTACTGGTGTTCATTCTTTACAGCGTGTTATTCAAGAGAAATCATTACCTTTCAGAGACGTGTCTAAGAATGTACGAGATGAGTTACTAGCATTGGTAGCTTCAGAGACATTAAAGAATATTAAGGCTACATACTATCCTACTGATGCTTTCTACTTATTGTCTTTACCTAGCTCAGGATTTACATACTGTTTTGACACTAGAGGTGTACTACAGAATGGTGCAGCAAGAACAACTATCTGGAAACAGATTACTCCTACAGCTTTCTGCGTAACTCAAGTAAGAGACTTGTATATCGGTAAACCAGGTTATATTGGTAAATACAATCTATACGAAGATAATGGTGATAAGTATCGTATGACTTACTTCACTAACTACTTTGACTTTGGATCAGCTACGACTAACAAGATCCTTAAGCGTATTAATGTAACTGCTATTGGTGGTTCTTCTCAGCCTATCGCTATTAAGTGGGGCTATGACTATACTCGTAACTACTTCTCTCGTGGTATTGTACTACAGCAAGTAACTGTATATGAATATGGTACAGCAGAATACAACATTGCTACTTACACTAATGGTATTGCGTTAGACATTGCTAACATACCAGCATCAGGTTCAGGTACAGTACTACAATTAGGCTTTGAGTCTGACATCGATGGTACTCCTTTATCAATTCAAAAGATAGACTTCTTCCTTAAACAAGGTAAAACATTATGAGTTCATATACTAAAGCAACTAACTTCGCTACTAAAGATACATTACCTACAGGCGACTCAAACAAGATCGTTAAGGGTACAGAGATTGACAATGAGTTTAATTCTATCTCTGGTGCTATTAGTTCTAAAGCAGATCTAGCTTCTCCTACATTTACAGGAACTCCTGCTGCACCTACAGCTACTGCTGGTTCTAGTACTACTCAGCTAGCTACTACAGCGTTTGTGACTTCTGCTTTAGCTGCTGTATATCCAGTAGGTTCTATATACATTAACGCTGCTGTTTCCACTAATCCAAATACTTTATTAGGTTTTGGTACATGGACTGCGTTTGGGGCTGGTAAAGTTATTGTTGGTTTAGATTCTGCTGATGCATTATTTGATACACTAGAAGAAACTGGTGGTTCTAAAGATGCTGTTATTGTTTCTCATACCCACACAGCAACTGTCACAGACCCAGGACATTTGCATACAACACTTTCAACTACAAATGCCCCTCCTGGTGGATCAGTTCCAACTTTATCAGGTACAACAACACAAAATACTTCAACAGCTACAACAGGAATTACTGTAGCAAACAGCACAACTGGTGTAAGCGGAACAAATGCAAACGTACAGCCATATATTGTTGTTAAAATGTGGAAGCGTACTGCTTAATGGTAACACATGAATTAGTATGTAATGACCTAGATGTCTCAGAATTACAACAAGAGATACTAAGTCATTATGAAGAGTTTGATAAATACGATCAACGTAGAACTTTTCCTAATTCACCACATGCTCAGATGACTGATATATGGGCTAGATATAATAATATACATCCTTTCCTTGAGAAGGGTGATTTAAAAGGATTCGAAGCAGAACATGATTCAGTGTGGTATCCAGTGATAGAAAAGATACCTGCAGTAAAGAAAGTAGTATTTGATTTAATGTCTAAAGTAGATGGTGAAAGACTAGGTGGAATATTAATTACTAAGCTTTCTCCTGGTGGACACATTACAAGACACACAGATGCAGGGTGGCATGCACAGTACTATGATAAGTTCTTTGTTCCTGTTCTAATTAAAGAAGGTGCTATATGTGGATTTGATGATGGAGACATCCATGCTAAAGAAGGTGAAGCTTGGTGGTTTGATAACTCTAATCCACACTGGGTTACAAACAACTCAGATATAGATCGTGTAGGAATGATTGTTTGCATAAGAACAGAATTATTTAAGGATAAGAATGCACACCGTATCTGAACAGTTTAAAGAGCTTAAAGGCACTTTTGAAGTAGATTTAGGAACTAAACATCACTTCTCTAGTGGAGTATACGCTAAGCAGATGATGCTTCCTAAAGGTTACTTTGCATTGAGTCATGCTCATGAGTATGACCATTTAAGTATTCTATCATCAGGAGAAGTAATTGTTAAGACAGATGAAAAAGCAATTAAGTACACTGCTCCTGCTTGTATCACTATACACAAAGGTGTACATCATTCCATCACAGCGTTACAAGATGCAGTATGGTTTTGCATTCATGCAACAGAAGAAACAAATACAGACAAAATAGATGAGGTATTAATTATGAAAGAAGGAGCTTAATATGCCATGGGGAGCAGCTGCAGCAGCAGCAGTCGTAGCAGGAGGCTACATTCAGGGGCAGCAAGCTAAATCTGCTGCAGAGCAAGCAGCACAACAACAAAGAGAAGCTGGTCAACTAGCTGCTGAATATCAAAAGTTTAGACCTGTAGGAATTACTACTGGTTTTGGTACTTCTGAATTCACTCAAGGTCCTTATGGAGTAGAGTCTGCTAAGTATACTCTGACACCAGAGATGCAAGCTATTCGTGATCAAATGATTAAACAAGCTGGTATGGAAGATACTACCAGAATGCGACAAGCTGCACAACCTCTGTATGGTGGAGCACAACAGTTATTTAATCTAGGTCAGCAATACCTTTCCACTTCTCCTGAGCAAGCTCGTCAAGATTATATGGCTACCCAGCGTGCTGTATTAGCTCCTGGTCGTGAACAGCAACTAGCTGGTATGCGTAATCAAGTATTTCAGACAGGTCGTGGTGGTTTAGCTACAGGCGGTACATCTACTGGTATGATGCAAACTAATCCTGAAATGGCTGCTTATTATAACTCTATAGCACAGCAGGATCTACAGTTAGCTACACAAGCAGAGAATGCTGCACAACAACGTCAAGCCTACGGTGCTGGTATGTTTGGTACTGCTGGTAACTTGTTAGGTCAAGTAACACCTCTAACTTTACAAGGTTACGCTCCGTTACAAACTCAACTTGGATTAGCTGGTTCTATCGAAGAGATGGGTCAGCAGTCTCTTGGACTTGGATTACAAGTTGGTGGTCAGAATGCTTCAGCAGGTGCTAATGCTGGTAAATCATTATTAACTAGTGGCATGGCAGCAGCTCAGTCTCAACAAGCAGCTAATGCATGGAGTCCCTGGGGAACAGCATTGAGTGCAGCAGGTAGTTCTTACTTTGGCGGTGGCGGTAAGATGCCTAGCTTTGGTGGAGGCTCTCCTGCTACGTATACAGGACCTAGCTATGGAAGTAATCCTAATGTTCCTAGCAACTGGTTTGACTACAACTCTTACGATTAATAGGAAAGAATAATGGCTATTGCACCTAATATGTTTGGTATCGATCCTATGTCATATCAACAACAACAAAATCAACAAGACTTTAATAGATCTGTTCAGTATGCTGCTTTAGATCCTTTTCAGAGAGCTACTGCAAGTATATATCAAGGAGCTACTCAACTTGGAAGAGTTGGTCAAGGCATGCTTGGAATGGAAGATCCTCAGATTACAGCAAGTAAAGAAGCTCAGTCTATGATGGGTCAGTATGACATCTCTACTTCAGAGGGCTTGAAGGGATTGTCTTTAGGTCTAATGAAACGTGCTCAAGAGACTAATAGTCCTATATTGGCTGGCTTAGCACAACAAGCTGCTTCGCAGTATCAGAAAGCATTATTGAATGAAGCCACTGTAGAACAGAAGACTCGTGAGAAGATGCCTAATATAGGTGAGCAAGTTAACCAAGGTTTATATGCTCAAGCATTGAAAGATGCTAAAGGAGATACTGTACTAGCTGCCCAGCTTTATAATCAAAGAGAATTATCTGAAAGAGTAAGAGTATCTGCTGCAGGTGTTCCTCAACCTGGTGCTGTACCTCTTGATGCTTTAAAAACTGGTGTTAATATTGTAAAAGAATTTACAGGCGATGCTCAAGACAGTTTAAAACAGATTCAACTTATTGGAGCTACAGGTAAAGCATTGAAGGATAATCCTACTTTGTTACCTCAGTTTAAAACTCAGATTGCTCAGTTCACGAAGGATAAACAACTTAGTGCTAAGCAGATTGAGAAAGCTCTAGGTAATGAAGGTATTGCTTCAGATGTTATTGAAGGCTTTAATAACTTTATTACTGGTAAGCCATCTGACATTAAGATTGACGATGTATTAAGAGGTACTAAAGCATTAGAAAAAGTATATGCTGATCAATACACACAAGGACGTAACAGAGCTAAGACTGTTCTTGAACAAGCTAAGATTACTCCAGAGACACAAGCTGCTTTGCTTCCTCCTGCGTATAATCTAACTGCTAAACCTTCTGTATCTACTCCTGCTGTAGGTACAATTAAAGGTAATTGGAAATATATTGGTGGAGATCCTGCAAAGAAAACTAGCTGGGAGGCACTATAATAATGGTTAATCCATGGGAAGAATATGCAACAGCTACTCCTACTGCGTCTGTATCAGTAGAGCCTTGGAATGAATATGCTGGAGCTTCTGTAGAGCCTCCATCAAAAGAAACTAAACTAAGTACATTTAACTATATTGCTAATCAGGCTAAGCTTGGTTTAACAGATACTGCTGTACTTGGTGAAGCACTTCTAGATACTTTTGTATTACAGCCTGCTAAATCTTTAATAGGTAAAGCAGAGCCAGGTGGTATTGGTGAGCGTTGGACTAAGAATGTAGCTCGTCTACAAGAAGCTGCTGGTACTCTTACTGGTGCTCAGGCAGAAACTAAAGCTCCTAATGTCGCTGCTGAAGTATTAGGTGGTGGTGCTCGTATGATGGCTGACCCACTAGGATATGTAGGTTCAGGTTTGTTTAAGACAGGTGCTACTATTGCTGAAAAAGTTGTTGGTGCTGTTCCTCGTGCTGCTGGTTTGTTTGGTATGGGAACTACATCTACAGGTGGCGGTGTTATTGGAGAACAAGTTGAACAACGTCTTGTAGGCACTGATACTGGAGTAGGTAGAGCTACAGGTCAAGTCTTAGGTATTGGTGCTGGTATTCCTACATCTACAGCTATTGAGACAGGTGTTAAGTCTCTTACTGATATGGCTAAGCAACTTAAGTCTAAATATGACATGGTAAGAGCAGATCCTGATGCAGCTAGTCAGGCTTATGCCTCTGGTGCAGCTAAGCGTTTCTTAGGTCTAGTAGCAGAGAGCACACCAAGCAAAAACATTGATGCTATTCTTGATGAGTTTAATCGTATTGGTAAAGACATTGGTGCTGGTGATATTCCTTTGTTTGTTGCTATGTCTGATAACCCTATTGTTAAGAGTGAAGTATCTCGTCTTGTTAAGTCTTCACAAGGTGCTGGTATACGTCAACAGTTTGAAACTGAACTTAAAACCATACTTGGAAACATTGATGATAAAGCCACTGCTCTATTTGGTACTCGCTATAATCCTGTGGCAGGTGCTACAACTCCTTTAACAAAAGAAGTTACTAAGAATCTTAAACTACGTGAAGCTGTAGACACTAAGCTTGATCAACTAGCTGAGAGATTTCCTGAGCAAGACTTAGCTGCTCTAGGTATGACAACTGAGCGTCTATTAGAAGTACGCTCTAAAGCTGCTAAAGCTGAGATGACTCCTATTTATGACGGTATCAAAGAAGGTGCTGCTAAAGCAGGTGCAGTATTGCCTGATACAGGTGTTCGTGATATTCATAGCTTTGTAGTAGCTAATAACATGCAAGACATCTTTGGTCGTAAGACAAGACTAGATAATCTAATCACCAAGAACTTTGCTCCTGTAAATGGTGAGTATTATCCTGCGTCATTCAGAGATGTAATATCTTTGAAAGAAGAGATTAACCGAGTACAACGCTCTGTTAAGATGGATGAAGTAGCTAAGATGCGTTTAAATGAGCTAGAAGACGTTGTTGATGGTGCTCGTCAACAGATACCTGGAAGATGGAATCAAGCTCTTGTAGACGCTGATAAGGGCTACTATGAGAAGATTGGTATTCCTTTTGGTTCTCAAGGTGTTAAAGATATTGGATCTAAAAAATACAATGATCAAATTGCTCCGCAGCTTGTTAAGTCTGGAGATCCTTTACGTCAGTTTTTGAAAGCTGCAGGTGACGAAGGAGTTACTATTGCTAACAATGCTTTGATGGCTGAAGCTTACAACAAAGTAATTAAAGACGGCTCTGTTGATGTACGTGCTTTGTCTCGATTCATTAAGTCTAAAGAAGATTCTGGTGTATTAGATCAGCTTCCTGGTTCTAGAGAGTTCTTGCGTGGTGCTCTAATGGATGACAGTGCTCTCAAGATTGCTCGTAAAACATTAGACGACAAGGTTAAACTAGCTGAAAAACAGATTGCTGATAACTTTATACTTAGCGTTAAAGATGCTGATGGTATCTCTATCCCTAACTACTCTGAACTGTCTAATCGTTTATTCTCAGATCCTAACTTCTTTGGTAAGATTACTAAGGATTTAACACAGCTTGATAAGAAGACTTCTACGGCTGTTTTAAACAACATAAGGGCTGAGGTAGTTGAGAAGGCTAGAAATAGCACTGATGGCGGTTTAGGCTTCCTTACAAGCCCTAAAAATGCTGCTGTAATTAACAAGGTATTTGGTACTGGTTATCAACAAGAAATTAAAGACTTGATGGTAGTCTCTGATGCTTTGAATAAAGCAGATGTATCTAAGATTAGTGCTGTAATTAAAGATAGCGATACTGACGTACTTGCTAAGATTGTTCCAGGCTTAGATGTTCCTTATGTTACATCTACACTACGTGATCGTATCTCTAGCACATTCCAAAAGGGTGTACGTCTTGTGTCTCGTGCAAAGACTGCTCAGTTAAAGACTGATACAGATGATGCATTAAAGCAGCTATTGCTTGATCGTGATGGACTTAAGAAGTTACAAGCCATTAAAAACACAATGGACTTTAAACTGAGTACTCCTGAGAGCATTAAGAAAGTATCAGATACTTTAACTAGTATTGTTCCTCGTTATGCTTATGGTGCTGTTAAACAACAAGTAATGCCAGCAGGTCAACAACCAGCTCCTGATACAACACCTGAGTTTGGTAGTTTTGAGCAACAATAAGGAAGAGTAATGATTCATGCCAGATCCATACGGAATAAACGAAGGAGTAAAGGTACTCACTGGTAGTCTTGATGCTAGTCGAGAAAGTGGTAAAGCATTAGGTAAACACGTTGAAGCTATACAACAAGATGCTGCAGATGTAGCAAATGCAAAGGCACTAGAAAGACGTAGAGCAGCTAGAGAAGCAGAGTTTAGAAAAGAAACTGCTTTAATCAAAGCACTAAAAGACTGGAATCATAAGAAGCAAATCAGTGACCACGAAGCAAAG